ATCTTTGGACGATTGAGCAAAGACAGGTAACAATGGTTTTAGGTGTGGCGGAATACGCATTACCTGATGACACTGTAAATGTACTATCTGCTGTTATTCGTACTGATTCAGGACAAGCTACGCAACAAGACATTACGATTGATCGTATTAGTCAAAATGAGTATTTGCATCTCCCGAATAAAAAAACTACGGCACGTCCTGCTCAGTATTACGTTCAACGTACAGTGCCTGCAAAGTTATTTGTGTATCCTGCTCCTGACAATAGTCAACCTTATCTTTTTAGGTACTACGCTGTTCGTAGAATTCAAGACGCGGGCGCGTACACGAACACAGCAGATATATCTTTTAGATTTTTACAAGCATTAGCAGCAGGCCTGGCATATCATTTATCTGTTAAAAAGGCACCAGAACGTACCGTCATGTTAAAGCAAATATATGATGAAGAGTTCCAGCGTGCCGCACAAGAGGATAGAGATATCGCTAGTGTGTATTTAACTCCTGATTTTAGTCGTTAACATGGCATGGGCAAATGGTAAATGGGCACTAGGTATATGTGACCAATGCGGATTTCAATTTCTTCTGAATAATTTAAAGAAGGAATGGACAGGGTTTAAGGTTTGTCAGGAGTGCTATGAACCAAAGCACCCACAATTAGAACCAAAGCGTGGCATTAATGAGCCGATTGCGCTATTACAGCCCCGTCCAGATGGTACGCAAACAGTTTCAGTTTCATTGGGGTATGGCGGTGACTCTACATTTGCAAGTATAGGGATGCAACCTGCTCCAGTATCAAGGTTATTAGTAGCAACTGGATTAATAGGTCAAGTACAGGTATCTATCACATGAATTACGCCCAATTAGTTGCTGCGATTGAAGATTATGTAGCTGATGAGTTTGATACCTCGTCAGTAGATACCTTTATTCAGCAAGCAGAACAACGTATATACAACAGCGTTCAGCTTGCTTACTTAAGAAAAAATGTGACAGGTGGATTGACCAAGGGTAATAAGTATTTATCTTGTCCTGGTGACTTTTTATCTACGTACGCTCTCGCTGTTTTTACTTTTGCAGACCCAACAGCTACGGGAGTGATTGAAGAAACAACAATTACTGTTTCTAGTGCAAACAACATTGAAGTAGGTCAGCGTGTAACTGGCACAGGCATTGGTATAGATGCGGTTGTTGAAGAAATAGATGGAACTACAATTACTTTATCAGTAGAAAACGCTGGGGCGGTATCTGGCACAGTTACTTTCCAAGGTGATTATGAATATCTTTTAAATAAAGATTCAAATTACATTCGTGAAGTATATCCATCCGCTACGGTACAAGGTCTTCCAAAGTATTATGGCATTTTTGGGCCTACTGTTATATCAAGTGTGTCTACAAATGAATTAAGTTTAATTATTGGACCAACCCCTAATAAAAATTATGGGGTTGAAATGCATTATTTCTTCTATCCACAGACTATTGTTAGTGCTGGTACAACATGGCTGGGTGACAATTTTGATTCTGTCTTGTTATATGGCTCTTTAGTAGAAGCGTATACCTATATGAAGGGTGAGCCAGATATCATGGCCATATATGAGACAAAATATAAAGAAGCATTGATGTTATTGAAGCAGTTGGGCGATGGAAAAGAACGTGGCGATGCCTATCGCGATGGTCAAGTCAAGTATCCGGTGAAATAATGGCTATTACGCAAACATGGACGACAAGTTTTAAACAACAAGTCTTGTTAGGTGTACACGACTTGGATACAGACGTTCTTAAAATTGCTTTGTATACACCTTCTGCTAATTTAGGGGCAGATACGACTATATATTCACCCACAAATGAAGTTTCAGGGCCTGGATATACAGAAGGTGGCCAAATACTGACAAATGTGACGGTATCTGCCGGAAATGGTGTCGCTTTTGTGGATTTTGACAATCCTAATTGGCCGGGTTCATCGTTTACTACGCTTGGTGCGTTGATATATAACAGTAGTAAGCAAAATAAAAGCATGTTTGTATTGAATTTTGGCACTGATCAAACAACGGTTAATGCGACATTTCAGATAATAATGCCTGCAAATAATCCGACATTTGCGGTAATAAGACTAGATTAGGAGCGAATATGGCGACAGTATTTACAACAAAAGGCCACATGGAAGAGGACTTACTTGAAAAGCGCGAAGGTGTTGATGAAAACGACAATGAGCGTGCAGAGTGGGTTGAATATTGGTTGGATGGTGAGCTAGTGCATCGTTCTGTGCATATGGTATTAAAGAAGTTTAGTTTAACAGGCGAGGCCGTCGCCGCATCTTTAGGATAAGGAAATATTATGGCAAATTCTCAGGCTATGACGACCTCGTTTAAAGGCGAGATTCTCACTGCAACACACAATTTTGGTACTGCCCCTACGCGAGGTACTGGTGCTGCTGACTCATTCAAGGCTGCGTTGTATGTAACAACAGGGTCTTTAGGTGCTGGTACCACTGCATACACAGTGACGGATGAGGTATCTGGCGCTGGCTACAGCCCTGGTGGTGTGGTGGTGACTAATGCAACTGCTCCTGCTACTTCTGGTACGACAGCATATTGGACTCCATCTGCCTCGATTACCTATTCAAGCGTTACATTGTCTACTGCATTTGATGCTGTGTTGATTTATAACCAGACGCAAAGTCAAAAGGCAGTGAGTGTTCATACATTTGGTTCCCAGACTATTACTGCTGGTACTTTTACATTGTTGATGCCTGCTAATGCTCCCGGCACTGCTCTGTTGAATATCGCTTAACGTTTAAAAGGCGGGCGTAGCCATGTTTGGTATAAGTTCGTTCGCCGAAATACCCTTTTCAGGGCTACCTTCCGCTAATGCGGTTGTCGTTAGTCATACGGGGGTTACAGGAACTGGATCGGTTGGCAGTGTTGTAGCGGCATCAGAGATTGCTTTAACGGCAGTTACAGCTACAGGTACGGCAGGAACCGTATCGTATGGTAAGGCGGAAAGTTTATCTGGTGTTACTGCTACTGGGTCGGTTGGTAGTGTCAGTTTTGGTTATTCGTTTAACCTAACAGGTGTAACAGGTACTGGCTCCGTTGGTACGGTAACCATTGGAGCTATACAAACAAGCTTGACAGGTGTTACTGGTACAGGCACAGCAGGAACGCCAATAGCAGAGCATTTAGCAATGCTGTCTGGCGTGACAGGCGTAGGTGTTGCGGGTGATCCGTTTCATGGTAAAGCGGTTGTTTTATCTGGTGTAACTGGGACTGGTTCGGTTGGAACTGTAGTAGCAGAGCAGTCTGGTCAGGAAGATGGAACAACGGCAACAGGTACGGTTGGTAATGTAGGACTGCTGACAGAAGTAGGAATAACAGGTGTAACAGGTACTGGCTCAGTAAATAGCGTTGTCTTCTCGCAAGTTGCATTATTAACTGGAGTATCTGGCACTGGTGCATTAACATATGTACCACTTGGAGTGCGACATTTTAATGCCTTAACTGGCGTAAATGCTGCGACAAGTGTCGGAAGTGTAACGGCAGCACCGCATTGGTCCTTCTTCTATATAGATACTGGCCAGGATGCAGATTGGCAGGGAATAAGTAATAATCAAACTCCGGATTGGACGTTAATTGACACAGATACGCCGACGGATTGGGTGCTAATAGATACTGAGGTTTACTGATGGCATTTGTCGTAAAAGATAGGGTAAAAGAAACGACCATCACGACAGGTAATGGCACGATAACGCTTGCAGGTGCTGTTACTGGGTATCGGTCGTTTGCTGACATTGGTAATGGCAACAATACTTATTACACCATAGCTGCTCAGACTGGTGATGAGTGGGAAGTGGGTATTGGTACTTACACCTCATCTGGCACAACGCTTTCTCGTGACACTGTATTATCTAATTCATTAGGTACTACCGCAAAAATAGTTTTCTCTGCTGGAACTAAGGACGTATTTGTTACTTATCCTGCAGGTAAAGCAGCGTATGAAAGCACGGACCAAACAATAGTGGCTGGCGGGGATGGTGCGATTTATTTAGCATCTAAAACCATAACCGTAAATAGTACAATCCCAACTGGATTTAATGGTATGACTCCAGGACCAATTAGTATAGCGGATGGCGTAACTGTGACGGTGGCTGATGGCTCGAACTGGGTGGTAACGTAAAAGGATTAGGAAATGGCAACCTCGTATTCAAACAACCTACGATTAAACCTGATTGGTACTGGCGACCAAGCTGGTGTCTGGGGCACCACGACTAACCTTAATTTAGGCACCTTAATAGAGGAGGCTATTGCAGGAGTAATAGCGGTTCCTGTTACCTCTGCTCTTCAGGCTTTAACAGCTTATGATGGAGTAACTGATCAGGCAAGACAGGCTGTTTTATCACTTACAGGAACTCCTGGCGCTACCGCTACAGTGTGTTTGCCTCCTGCAGATAAGACATATATTATCAAAAATAATACTAATCAGATTGTTGTAATTTCAGCAGCAACTGCATTGAATGGCACCACATTAACTGGTGGCACTACCGTAGCTATCCCAATTGGAAAGACCACCATTGTTATTTGTGATGGCACAAATGTGCAGGGTGGTGTTGATTACATCCCTAATGATTTATCTGTATTAGGTAGTGGTACTTTCTCAGGAAATGGCGCATTTGGTGGCACTGGAAGTTTGAAGCTTCCAACAGGTACTACTGCAGAGCGATTAGGCACAGGTATTCGTTTTAATACTTCAACTAATACCTATGAAGGGTATAACATCAATACCGCAACATGGGGCGAGATTGGTGGCGGTGGTGGCGGTGCTACAGGTGGTGGTT